CTTGCGCTTGCCACCTTCCGGTTGGGGCGCTTTGAGTCCGGGTTTCCCCGGATTCGCTGCGTTGTAGGAGGCTCTGCCTTTGGCGTTCAAACCACCAGCCGGATTTTTGCCTTCTTTGCGCTGCCATGCAGGTGTCTTAGCCATGATTATTTCAAGAAACGAAGTTTATAGATGGTACGGTCAATCAACGCAGCGATCTCGTCGATGATGTTCTGAATGTAGCTCTCTTCGCACACCATTTCACGATTGGAAGACACGTACTCTTTCAAGTACATCATGTACTCGATCGGTTCGGTAGGGATAGTGAACGTGCTCGGGTACTTCATAATGATTCCCCGCGCCTGATACACCTCTACGAGACTGTCAGTCAGACCGACGATGTTCTCGTAGTACTCTCCAAGGGCACTATGCTGGGAGAACGACGTAGACTGCAGGTGCAGGATGTGTGCATTGGTAGCACTGTGCAGCAAACACATAACAAAGTCTGCAGTAGCAGCATCGTTAACGGGCATGTTCAAACCAAGACCTTTGGCCATAGCAGTATCCTAAGAGGTTATCCGTTAGCGCCAGTGACTTGGTTAACCATCAAACTACCCTGACGGCCACCAGCTACCTGCCCATCGGGGAGTGTAACAGGGGGTTTTGCATTTGGATTAGGTTGAGGCAAGCTAAGCCCACCGCCGCTTGGAGCACTTCCGTCAGCAGCAGGGCCTACGGTTTTTATAGCACCAGTAAGCATGCCGTACTCATCCTTTATGTACTCAATCTGTTCTTGGCGAGGCTGCATAGCTGCCTGCATTGCGGCTTGTTGTTGCTGCGCTGCTTGCTGCTGTTGTGCCTGCAACGTCTCAACACTAGGAACAATCTTGTCGATGTTCATGTCAAGCATTGAAGCGTGTTCGCGTAGCAGTTCAGCCGTACCAAGCGGCCCAACAATACCCTGAGCAATCTGGTTAGTGAGCACCAGTTGCAGGAACTCAGTCCTACGAACAGCTGCCGACTCCTTGGCCACCAGACTCATAGCGCCTTTGGCAACGATGTTCACATCACCAATCAGATCGGGGTCTTGGCTATAGCGCAGGTTGTGTTGGTACAACCGCTCCAGTAGGGGAGTGAGTACACCTTGGTCAATCGAACTGATAACAGACTTGATCGACTTGGAAGCGTTGGAGATCAACATCGACAGACCAGATGCCGTACGCCCAGCACCCGGAGCATTCTCGCCGGTCATGTAGCGCGGAATGCCAGAGTACTCGTCCGCCAAAGACTGAAACTTTTCAAACACGCCCATAAGCTCGTTGGCGTTACTCTGCGGTTGGAAGAACGTCATAGGCTGGCTGGCGTCTTGGTAGTCCGAGTTCTGGAACTGCCAAATCTTCCACGGGTACATCTGGGTGATCGGTTCCCCAGCTGGCAAGCGACTGACGTTGATGCCAACTTGCGGGCCTGATGAAATACCCATGTTATTTGACAAAGCCCGCGCTGCGGCATTGCACATGCTCTGGCAGTCACGGATCAAGTCAGCCACGCCGTTGCCCCAGAACGCGCCGGGCACTTTCTCGTACGAAGCCGTGTAGTACGGCTTACGAGCTAGCGGATCGTAGTTCAACACCGCCTTAATGACGGTGGAGCCGATCAACCAAATCTCACACGGGTACATCTTTTCTTTGTCGGGAACGTCGCTAGCAGACATGCCCCACTCTACGAGCAGTTTGCCCTGCACCGAGTCCCACAGCTGGAGCGCGTCGATCACATCCTTGGCTCGCTCGGTTTCAGCGGTGTACTTGCCAATAGCTGTGCTTACTTCCTGATCTATTGAGATCATGTCGTGCAGTCCGCCCCCGGTCTGGAAGTTTTCCAGAATGTTACGTAAGGCTGGCTCACTGTACCCCTCAACGCCGATCAGAGCTTGAATGTCTTCTCGCGTAAGACGATGGCGCTCAATAAAGTAGCCATCATGCGGAGACGAAGCCCAAGGTGAGGGGTAGCACATGAACGGATCAACGCGCTCCCATTCCAACACAATTCGTTCGATTGGAACAAGTCCATTACCCTGCCACTGCAACGACTTGCGTTTGCGGGCAACCGGCCCTTTCATTATGGCCGTCGGGTAGGTAACAACGTCGTCGATGAAAGCAGACAGAGCGTCGCGGAAGTGACCTTCCTGCAACTGGTCTTCCATCTTCATAGACATCCGATCAACGCGCTTCTCAGCTTCGTCTTTCAGGTGGCGCATTGTCTCGTCGCGCATCCGTTCCCACTCAGCACGGACTACTTCCTCAGAGGGAGGCTCTCCGGTAGTCTGAACCAACATCTGCACAGCTTGGGTAAGCGCCATCTGCGCCATCTGCGCTATTTCGGGTGGCAGATCAGGGATAGGAGTGCTGTCGATAGTCCACGGCTTGTCGCTGCCAGAACCCAACAAAGTATCACGCAACCAACTTGCTGCTCCACGGCACTTGGTGGAAGTCAGCATCATAAAAATCTCAGAGCCGCCCATCTTCTTGATCTGAGTCAAGATGTCCGGATCGTACTCGCCATTGCGTTGACGCAAGCACTGCAGTAGACGTTGCTCGGGAATCTGCTTGGCAGTACGAGCTGCTTGCCATCGGGTTCTTACATGAGCAGCGAGTCCCTGAATGACGGGATTAGTTTGCTGTGCATCGTACTCAGCTTGCTGCTGAGCTTGCTTCTGAGTTTCCAGTTGCGTCGAACTGGATACAGGAATCAGGGCCAAAGCCATTATCAGGCTCCCACGGTTGTTTCCCTACTGTAACAGGTTACCACGATACTACGCAATAGAAAAACCCCCCACACCCGGAACCGGGTGCGAGGGCCAAGTGCCAGAGGATGGTCTGGCAACGAAGGAGGCACTACGCCCGTATTGTATCACGCCGCCCAGCCTGCGGAAGAAATCGACTGAATCTCCCTGCGCCCAGTCCCTTCGACGCGCCCCTCCCCGTTTAGATACACGGTGAAGTAGGTGAAGCCATCAGCGATGTGGGAGAAGGAGTTCTTGGATGGCTTTTCCTCTATCTCCCCGTCCCGTCTAGATGCAAACTTGTAGCCGTGCTTTAGGGCAGCAATCAGGTGCTTACACCCCTCGTCGATGAGCATGGAAGCCTTGCCCTCAGTCTGCTTGGACAGAAGAACTTCAGCAGAGGAGATACGCAGGTCAGTCTTGTTGGTAAAGGCTGGCAGTACGCGCAGACGCTTCTTCTTGATGATCTCAAACACCGTCTCCTCATTGGCCTGACTCCGTTGCTTAGCGGCAGGGTCAACCACCACTCGGACTGGACACCCAGCATACTTGGAGCGCAGCAGAGGTAGGAGTTTAGTATCTAAGAACCGTTCCATACCCATGCTGTTGTCAGAAAGTACAAAGCACTCATCAAGTATATGGGTGGTACCTTTTGGCGTTTGTTGCCCGATCACAGCTGCGGGAGTCAGTCCAGCGTCCAGCCCAATGATCAGCGGGTGCTCTTCCGAGACAATGTGCTTCAAAGGAAACTTGGCGATGTGAAAGTCCGGCACGAAGGTAGAGCGAAATACTGGCAGTCCCTCACGGGACGTACCGTACTCCACATCAATCATGGTGCGGATGTACTCGTCAGACAAACCCTCGGTGTCGTAGTAACCCTTGGGCAAGTACTTAAGGTTCTCGGCTTTGTCCGACCGACCGCTTGGCTGCTTGAACGTAGTCCAGTTGCCTATCTCCCCGTCCATCACTTGCTGATGCCAAGTATCCATAGCGGGCATGTTGGTGTCGGCCAGAATGCAGGGGTATGTCGGCCCCGGCCCTTGCTTGGCACTGGGGTAGCGCCCGACTCGCTTAGTACCGATCAGACCCTCAACAATCTCCGGGTTGATCTCCCGAAACTCGTTGAAGAACGCCGTGGTAGTTTCCAGTGACAGCAGCTTCCTGATGTCGTTGGCGTCCTCAAGGGACATGAAAAGTATCTCAGCCTCTACGTCGTCGAACTTCATAAAGTACGTCCTGTCCGACGAGACCCACCGCCCAAACACTCCGTCGGGTATCCAGTCTAGGAACGACTTTATGGTGGTGGTCTTGAGCATCGGCACTGTGTTACGGACTACCAAGTGTCTGGTTCGCCGGATGCCATCATTGTCTGGCTCCTGCCCGATGGAGTTCATCAGTATGTGGACAATGCAAGCACTGGTCTTGCCCCCACCCACCGGCCCCGCCAGAATCTTATGCCGATCCCGCGATGCCAGAAAGTCGGAGCAAGTAGCCGAAGCGTCGTAGTTGAGTGAGTACTCCACGCTAGTCCCTCATAAGTTGGCTAAGCTCCGAAATGTCGGGTGTTTCGTCAAGGAACGGCGCAACGGGTGTGGGCACTGCGTACTCAATCGCCGGTTTCTCAGGCACAACCTCAACTACCTCGACCTCCTGCGCATCCTCTGGCTCGTCCTCAGTTGAACTAACGCTGGCCGTAATGGTAGTCGTTTCCGCCGAAGAACTGTTGAGTTTGATGCTAATGCTTATCTTCGGCCCCGATGCTCCAGCCTCCCCCACAGCATCGCTGGCTTTCCTATCCAACCCAGCCCACCGAACGGTATTGGATATGGCAGTAATCGCAACCGCCGGTGGGGTGTCCGGGTCTTTAGCAATGCGGTACTGAGTCTTGAGCAAGTCCTCGGCCTGAATCTGCGCCTTGAGTGCAAACGACGAACCGTTCTCCGTCAGCTCCTTGGTGAACTCACGAACCTTGCGCTTGAACAGCGAGTCGTCGCACAGCGTCTCAAACTCAAGCGGGGTCAGGCCCATATCGACAAGCAAGTCCTCAACGGGCGCTCTCGCCCCGCACTGGTTTCTAGCTACGTCGAAGGCAATCTTCTCCCAGTCAGGATGGCTGTACGGCAGCGTCATCAGTCTCGTCCTTAGGTGTGTCGGCGGCGGGTGGGTTTGCAACCTTGTGTAAGTAGCGATAGAACACGGCGGCATCCACCCAGCGGGTAAAGGCCAAGGCTACCAAGGGATGCACTATTGTCCTAGCCGGGTGACCGCGAGAAGCACCTGATCGCTTCACGGCCTCTGCCTCCGGCACACCTAACGAATCCAAGACCTGCACGACGGCCATGTAGTCTGAGCTTTTCCAGAAATTGCCCAGATGCTTCTTAGGACATAGCTTGCGATGAATGGCGTTTAGATCGGGCATGGGGAGCCTCCGTGTTATGTGGTCTGTGGATTATACGCATCATATGGAGGCTGGGGGTAAAATCTATTGGGATGTAGAAAGTAATAAGCTAGTAAAAACTGGGGAAAAATTTGCGACGTACACATAAGGATGGGTGGGGCG